GTTCCGTATCCATAACTGGGATGGTCTTATCTGGATTGGCTCTGGCGACAAGCCTGATAGTTTACGTGGTCCTAATCTTGCCTGGGCTGGTATTGATGAGCCTTTCATCCAGAAGCGTGAAGTATTTGAACAGATGACTGCAAGAGTCCGACATCCTGATGCAACACAGTCTGAGATATTTTTAACAGGCACACCGGAGGAACTTGGATGGGGATACGTACTGTCACAGTCAAACAAGATAGACATCGGCACGGTGACCGCATCCACACTGGACAATCCATATCTTCCGCAGGACTACAAGGATTCATTATTAGCTGCATACTCACAGGAACAGATCGATGCGTATGTTCACGGCAAGTTCGTCAACCTCACACAAGGCAGAGTATATAAAGACTTCAACCGGGATAAGCACGTGATGAAGCGTGAAACGGAAGGATGGGAGATCGCAGCAGGACAAGATTACAACGTAGATGCGAATACAGTTTGTGTCTTTGCATACACTTCAAAAGAAATAGCGGTGTTCGATGAAATAAGACTGAAGAACTCAGGCACGTATGACATGGCAGAAGCACTGAAGGAGAAGTATCCAGGCATCAAGGTCATGCCGGACAGTACAGGATCAGCACGGAAGACATCATCATCACAATCAGATCACGACATCATGCGACAGTCAGGATTCCAGGTATTAGCACCAAGAAAGAATCCACCAGTCCGTGATCGTGTGAACGCAGTCAATCGTCTATTACGTGAAGAACGAATCACATTCCACAACTGTCCGAATCTTATTATGGACATGGAAAGAAACGTATGGCGAAACGGTGATATTGATAAGCGTGATCCGGAACAGACACACGCTTCAGATGCAATGGGATATGCAATCAACTGGTTGTTTCCGATCCATGAACGTATCGCAACGGTGAAACAATGGTGAACAATTACTTCGGTGAATCAGTGAACAAGGTTGTATTACCGGAATACGGCAAGGATGCAGTATTAAAGTCTTTCAAGAGGTCTGATTATTTAAAAGAAGATAATGAGATAGCAGAACGGAACACTGCACTGGACTTCTATTACAACCGCAACCTGGACACGCATATTGATGAATGGTTCAGCGGATCAAAACATCTAAGACAGGTTCCGGCATTTCCACAAAGCATCGTTCCACGATTTGCACGGGCAAGAATGTTATTATACAAGAATCCACCACTGAGACTTCTGGACGGTGAGGAGTCAGATGATTATAAAGCAATAGCATATCACCTGAACACAAAGACTCGTGAGATGGCAGAACTGACGTGGCTCATGGGCGATTCTTCCATGCGTACGAAGTGGAACACCAACAAAGAACGTCTGGAGTATGACATCCTTCCAAACGTGAAGAAGTATTATGTCAACGGTGAATCAGAACCGTTTGCAGTATCATATGAGATCGGACGGGCCATGAACAGTGACAGGCAATTTGTATTCTGGTCAGAGTCAAGAGATGGTGAGATGGGACAACACTTCATGTTCTCACAAAACGGAAAGATCAAAGCAGTACCAGGCAATCCGGAAATGGTGAATCCATATGGTATCATTCCAATATCACACGCCTGTTATCAGTCCAACGCTTTAGATGTGGTTCGTGCAGCAGTTCAAATATCGGTAGCCATGACGGAAACGGCATTAGCTATCAGATATAATCTTGGTCAGCCTATCGCCAAAGGTATCACAGACCAGGACACCATTGAAGCAGGAATTGACAAACTGATATTATTAAGTGATCCGGCTTCATCGTTTGAATATGTATCTCCGAACTCAGATATACGTGGCAACCTTGAATCCATCAAACTGATGATCAACCAGGTGGCACAGAATCATTCGTTGGCGGTCAGGTGGGGAGAAGGTGGGACTCCGCCATCAGGCGAAGCGTTGAAGATCATGTCAATGGAGAACATGGAAGTCCGGGAATCGGATATTCCTTTATGGCGTGAATGGGAGCAGAACCGATATGAGATTGATAATATTGTATATGAAACACACACTGGCAAGTCTTTGCCTGAAACTCTTACACTTGATTATGCGGAAGCAGGATTTCCGAAGTCGGTAAGTGATGAGATGGCATGGATAGAATTTCAATTAAGACACAACCTGATCACACGCAAAGAATTATTATTGAAGTTCAATCCTGATATGAGTGATGAAGAATTGAAATCAAAGATGGGAGAACTGGAAGAAGAAAAGATCGCAGAAGCACCGCCTCCTGTTGAACAACAGAAACCGCAAACATTACTGGACTTGATCAGTGCCTGATTACGTAGACAATTACATGAATGATCTATCATCAATCCAGGATGAACTCATGGACAGGTTGAGATTACTCATTCCAAGATTGCAGGAATTGAACAGCCGTGAACTTATTGAAGTTGCCAGAGGCATTGACTTTGTGAAAGAGATGGATAATCTTGGACTAAGTGGTGCATTGGAAAGCCTATACAAATCATTTGATGGTGAAATAGAAGCAACGATCAGACGAGCGGCACAGTTAGGAATACCGGGAATATCAACAGTCAATCTTGAATCAGTGGAATTAATGAGGCTATTGAAATTTGAAGAACTGGGAAAGGATTATTTAAAGTTTGCATCGAATTTAAAAACAGAATTATTTCGTGGCATTATATCAGGCACACCGGCAAAAGATTTATCAGCACGTTTATTTGAGTCATTCGGTAAGGATAAGATACTCACATCGGCTCAGACAAGAGTGTTAGTGAACGATTCATTTGCCAGATTATCAAATGCAACAACAGGCGAAGTGTTTAAGGATGCGGATGTATTGTTCCAATATGTAGGCCCACTGGATGATGTTACACGAGATGAATGTGTTAATATATTAACAGATCCACAGAATGCCGTTGGATATAAGTTGGATGAACTTCCACTTCCTATTGATGAGCGTGGCGGATGGAATTGCCGACATGACTGGGTAGTGGTTGAATCACAGGAGATGGCACGGGCATGAAAGCTCACCAAATAATGGATCTCGGTGACAGTTCCAGGAAGATGGCTGGTGAAGCAGCTAAGTCTTTCATCATTGCCGATGCGAACAAAGGAAAGTTCCAGAACGAAAAGAGCGGGATAAGATATTCAACCAGAGGTAAATCATATACTTATGCAGACTATAAGAAGAATAATATGCGGACATTTGTCCGTGATGCCGGACGGAAGCTGAAAGGATTTGAAGGTGTGTCAACTGATACACAGTCAGGATTCGTGAATGCCAAACTTACCGGCGAAACACTTCGCAGGATTACATCAAAATCAAAGACAAAGAATACATTATTTGAATTGAACTTTGAACGTGGCGAAGTGGTACTGGGACTAAAAGAAGAAAAAGGTGCTGACCTTTACGATCTCAGTGATAAAAACAAGACCAGAGTCGTGAACATCCTTATGAAAGAAGTGGCACGGAAAGCGGATAAATACATGGCAAAGGATATAAAGATAACCATCGGCAAATGAATTTCATAAATAAAAGAAAGGACTCAAGAATATGAGCGAAGTAAAAGTGCAAGATACAGCACAAGAGTTGACCGCTAAAGGTCTGAACACTTCTGGAACTGACAACCGGGAAACAGAATTGTTGCGTGAAGTAATGCAAAAGAAAGAACGGTTGAACAGTGCGATCGAAAGATCAGACACATTACAGTCTAAGTATGATGAACTACAGAAGCAGATCACGGATAAAGAAGAATCCCGGAAGATCAAGCAGATGGAAGAGAAAGGCGAATATGATAAGATCATCGCTGATATGACTTCCAAACTTGAAACCTCTGAGAAGAAGTCAAAGGCATGGGATGAATATCAATCCAATCGGCGTGAAACACTATTGGCTGTATTACCTGAAGATGAACGCACTATTTATGGGAAACTTCCGCTCACAGAGTTGGAGTTTCATGTTTCAAAAGTCAATACGAAACCTTCACCGGCTACGGTGGACAATTCCAAACCAACATCCACAGGCGGATATGCTTCTTTCGAGGAGTGGGCAACTATTGATCCGAAAGGATACCAGAAAGCCAATAATCCGCAGACATCAGGTAAGATCAAAATTGGATATAGCGACTGACTTCTTTAAAAAGAAACTTGATCCGGACAATGAACTCCGTCATAAGAAAGTGAACGGAGGAAAAGACATTGAATGTACATATAAAGGATCAAGTGTCAGTTACGATGATTATCTCGACATCCACGAAGAACGTGGTGAGCGAGTACAGAAAGGCAAGCCATTGAAAAAGATCAGAGTGTTCGGAGGATTCGGTCCTGGAACTATGAAGAAATCGTATGACTGATTTTTTAAATTTTTACTCAAAGGAGTTTAAGCAATGGCTTTAACTAATACCTCCACGATGGCAGGTGGAATCGGCAAAACTGTCGGTGATGCTGTTATAGCATTTAACCATGTCAACGTGATGTTTCCACTTGTCACCGTAAAACAGGCGGCAAGAGGATCAAACTCAGTCCAATTTGGTGATTGGACAAAATTAACTTCAGGCAATGTGACAGCAGCCACTCAGGCGACAACGACAACGGCAGTGGCGATCACATCAACATCCAGGACTGCAACGATATCAGAACACGTTATCGCAGCGACAGTTTCCGATCTGGTACTTATGGGATCAGGCGATGACATAGCTGGTGAAGGCGGAGCCGCTCTCGGCAACGCAGTGGCAGCGAAGCTCGATTCGGACTTGACGAGCTTAGGCACAGGCTTTAGTCAAACAGAGTGTGGTGCTGGGACAAGTCTGGCTTTGTCTCATGTCTTCGGTGCGATGCGTCAATTACGTGCAGCATCTGCTCCAATGCCTTATTCGTTGGTACTATCACCGAAACAGGTATGGGGATCCAAAGGAATTATTGCCTTACTACACAATGCGGCAGTTGATACAACTGGTACATCCACATCCAACACAGGTAAAGCGGCACCAGTTGGACTGATGGGCGGAAAAGGTGAGGAAGCATTCCAGACGGGATTCGTTGGTACTCTTGCAGGATTCAATGTGTACTGGTCAGACCAAATTGAAGAGAATGTCGGTTCTGGTGGCGATGCTGCTGGATTTGCAATGTCTTCAGGCGGAATCGGTCTTGGTGTAGGAGCAGAAGGTCTGTTCCGGATCAGAGCCGAAAGAGATGAGATGCTGAGAGCGACAAACTACGTTGCTACCGGTTTCTGGGGCGAAATTGAGATAAAAGATACTTTTGGTGTCTATATTTTATCAGACGTTTCATAATCTTAATTGATTAACTGATGATGGGCGGGATTCATTTCCCGCCCGTCTAAAGGATTAAAAATGGATAAATATTTTAAGAAGTCAAACGGAGTGGTGATCAAATATGATCCGCTG